TTTGATTTCTCTTGTGTAAACGGCCACACCACAGAGCATTTTGTTGAATCAGACATGAGACATGTAGTTTGCCCTGAGTGTGGTTTTAAAGCAACCCGGATAATTTCCCCTATCTCCTTTTCATTAGATCATACCTTCCCAGGTCAATCAATGAAATGGATTAAAGATCATGAGAAAGCCGGTAAAGATAATAATTTTTATTCACAAAATTCACAATAATCCACAATACTTTTTATAAGTACGGAGTAGTATCAAATGACTAGAATAATAGACCCTCTTAATGAACAACAAGAGTTAAGTTTACAGGAAGACGAAGAGCTTGTTAATCTACTACAGGAAGACCCTGTAGAGGAAAGCCAAAGTTTGGTGGAAGAAGAAAAAGAAGGAGATTCTGCTGTCGAGGGACAGGTAACGGAAGCTGAAACACCACCTGCTTATGAAGCACCCGCTAAATATAGTAATAAATCTTTAGCTGATGTAGTACAAATGCACCAAGAAGCTGAGAAGCTACTAGGCCGTCAGAGTACTGAAGTAGGAGAACTTCGTGGGATTGTAGACACTTTTATTAAGAACAAGGCAGATGAAGTCAAAGTAGATAAAAATACAGAAGGTGAGAACGCAGAAGCAGACTTCTTTGATAACCCAAGGGCGGCTGTAAGTAAGGCCATTTCTGAGAGCAACGAGATTATGGAGATGAGAAAGATTATTGCTGAGAAAGGTCAGCAAGAAGTCCTCTCTAAGTTATCTTCTAAACACCCTAACTATGAGGATACTATAAAAGATCCTTTATTTGGGGAGTGGGTAAAAAACTCGGCTGTTAGGGTGGAACTACTACAAAGAGCAGATGCATACGATTTTAACGCCGCTGATGAGCTACTTTCAAACTGGAAGGAACGAAAGGGCACATTAGATAAAGCAAAGGAAGTTAATGATAAAGATCGTAAACAGCAACGCAAAGCAGCAACCACAGGCGGCAAAGGATCTGGTGAACCTATATCACGTAAAATATATAAGCGTTCTGAAATAGTCACATTGATGCAGAAAAACCCCCAGAAGTATATGGACAATGTTGAGGAAATAGACAAAGCCTATGCGGAAGGTAGGGTTCGATAATACTAAACTTATTTATAAAAGGAATTTAAAATGGCATTAGGAACAGCACACGTCACGGTAACTACTGGGGCTACGTTTATCCCAGAGGTTTGGTCTGACGAAATCGTAGCAGCTTACAAGAGAAATCTTGTATTAGCAGCAGCAGTAAGTAAAATGTCACATGCAGGTAAGAAGGGTGATACAGTTCATATCCCTAAACCAGCACGTGGCGCTGCTTCAGCTAAGGCTGCTCAGACAGCGGTAACATTAATAGCTGCAACTGAAACAGAAGTTGAAGTATCTATTAACAAGCATTTCGAGTACTCGCGTTTAATTGAGGATATTGTGGAAGTACAAGCACAACCTTCATTACGTAAGTTCTATACTGAAGATGCTGGTTACTCTCTTTCAAAGCAATTAGACTCTGACATCGCTACATTATGTAAAACTTTTGGTGATGATAACGGAGCTGGCTCTGACTTTATTCATTCAAATAGTTTCTATGTTGATGCTGCTAATGGTATTGCTGCTTACGCAGTTGACACTGTTGCCGTAACTGACTTGTTTACTGACTTAGCTTTCCGCGAATTAGTAAAAGAGTTGGATGACAACGATACTCCAATGGACGGACGCTTCTTAGTAATTCCTCCATCAGTTCGTAGTCAGCTTATGGGTATTGACCGTTATGTATCCTCTGACTTCGTAAGTAGTCAAGGTGTACAAAATGGCCTAATTGGTCAACTATATGGTGTAGACATTTACGTGTCTAATAACCTTACTGTTGTTGAAACCGCTTCGGCTAACTCAGCATCAGCAGTTGATACAATGGGTGCTATCATGTCTCAACGTGACGCAATGGTAGTTGTTGAGCAACAAGGCATTCGTACTCAAACTCAATACAAGCAAGAGTGGCTAGGTGATTTGATAACTGCTGACACTATTTATGGTGTTAAGACAGTTAGACCTGAATCTGGTTTAGTAATAGCAGTAGCTAAGTAATTAGCTGATATGATTGGAGACTGCTTAACGGTGGTCTCCATTCTTTTACAAAAAAGAATTTAAGAATAGGAGTAGGAATGGCTATACATAGAGGCACAGGAGGTGCAGGAGATGCTACTACTGATATTACAATCGGTGAAGTTACAGCTCAAGCCCTATCTGCTAGCAATTCTAAAACCGCAGCCGCTAGTTCCGCGTCGAGTGCATCTACCTCCGCGACCGCAGCAGCCTCATCAGCATCTGGGGCATCTACCTCAGCAAGTACAGCAACAACAAAAGCAAGCGCAGCTACCAGCTCTGCATCAGCAGCAGCTACCTCAGCAACAGCCGCAGCATCCTCCGCAACAGCAGCAGCTTCCTCTGCAAGCTCGGCTTCATCTACTTTATCTGCATCTGCATTAAAAGCAAATAACCTATCTGACTTAGCAAACGCAGTTACAGCTAGAAGTAATTTAGGATTAGTTATAGGTACAAATGTTCAAGCTTACGATGCTCAGTTAGCGGACGTAGCTGGTTTAGCCGTAACGGACGGTAGTGTTATAATTGGAAATGGAAGTAATTTTATTGTAGAAGGTGGGGCAACGGCAAGGACTTCGTTAGGTCTTGGCTCTGCTTCAGTACTTGCTACAGGTATTGCAGATACTAATGTCCCTAAGTTTACTTCCGGTGTTGCCGACGATGACTTTCTTAGGATTAACGGTGCATTAGTAGAGGGTAGATCAGCGGCAGAGGTTTTATCTGATATAGGTGCTCAACCTGTAGACGCCCAGCTAACAGATGTCGCAGGATTAGCAGTTACAAATGGTGGGTTTATTGTAGGGGATGGATCAAATTTTGTCTTAGAAACAGGGGCTACTACTAGGACAAGCTTAGGCTTGGGCACAACCGCAGTTTTAGATACTGGGATTGCCAATACAAATATTCCTAAGTTTACATCTGGAGTAGCTGATGATGACTTCCTAAGAATAAATGGGGCACTGGTTGAAGGTAGATCAGCAGCGGAATTATTATCGGACATAGGCGCACAACCAGTTGATGCACAATTAACTGATGTAGCAGGGCTGGCTGTTACTAACAGTGGATTTATAGTTGGGGACGGATCTAATTTTGTACTAGAAACAGGGGCTACAGTAAGAACATCACTAGGGTTAGGGAGTGCAGCACTTTTAGCAACCGGAATAGCAAATACCAATGTTCCAAAGTTTACATCGGGGGTTGCGGATGATGATTTTCTTAGAGTTGCAGGAGCAGTAGTTGAAGGACGATCAGCAGCCGAAGTCCTATCTGATATAGGGGCGCAGCCGGTAGATGCTCAACTTACGGATGTTGCCGGGTTAGCTGTAACAAACAGTGGTTTTATTGTAGGAGATGGTTCTAATTTTGTACTGGAAACGGGAGCTACAGTTAGAACAAGTTTAGGTTTAGGTACTATAGCAACAGATGCTCAGGGTGATTACATAGCAAAAACAGCAGCTACGGGATCTGGACAATTGCCTGCTGGTACTACAGCACAGAGAGATGGTACACCCGCTGCTGGGATGATTAGATATAATAGTACTACTACTGGTTTTGAAGGTTACTCGGATGCTTGGGGGTCTTTAGGTGGAGCAACAGCTACTATACTACAAGTTGTTAGTGCCACTATTACGGCACCTCTTTCATCTACATCAACATCCTACGTTGACACAGGAATTACATTAGCTATTACACCTGCGGATGATAGTAATAAAGTATTAGTACTTATATCAGCAGCAGTTGGGCACCAAGATAATAATGGTTGTTTATTACAACTATTACGCGCCTCAACTTCTATAGGAGGTGGTGTTGCTGCTGGGTCAAATCAAATAGCAGGAGTTGTTGCAACAATTAGAAATACAATCTATAGCTCTCAACCTTATTTTATCCAATCGTTAGATTCTCCCGCAACTGCAAGTGCAGTTACTTATAAACTACAAGGCTTAACTACTGGTAGCGGTCAACCTTTTACAATTAATAGAACTGTTAACGGTAGTAACGTTAAATATAACTCCCAACCAGCTTCAACTATAACATTAATAGAGATAGCAGCATGATAGATACTACAGAGGCTTTAGCTTCATTAACTCCGGGTGCTGAATATACACTAAGAGGGGATACACTAGAATGGCATGATAGTAGTCAAACACAACCAACTGCTAGTGCTATAGCAGCTGAGATAAGTAGGTTAGAAACTTTATATACTAATAACGAATACCAAAGGGATAGGGCGCCTGTATACGCAAGTTTGCAAGCACAGTTAGATATGCAATACTGGGATCAAGTAAATAATACAACTACTTGGAAGGATCACATTGACGCGGTTAAGGCCGCACATCCTAAACCAGAATAAAAGTTGAGGTGAAAATTGGAAAGTATATTAGCGATATTTGGTATAAAAGTATCATGTGTTTTTGCATCTATATTTGGCGGATTGTTTAACTATAATACTAGGAAAACACAAAGTAAAATAGGTAATTCAGGGGGACACATTAAATGGATGGTCGAAAGACAAAGAGCTAGAAAAGAACTATGGTTATCAATAATAATAGCAATAGTATCAGCAGCATTCTTTATACCACCCATTATCCATCAGTTCGGTTTACATGTAACATTTTCACCTGCTATAGCATTTATGATTGGTTATTCAGGAATGAGATTATTACCAGCTATAGAACATAAGATTAAATCTGCGTTAGATAAATTTTTAGATAAGGTATTCAAATGAGCCAAGAACAAGAAGATAAACAATGCTTGACTGAAGCAGATATAGATAGGATAGCTGGCAAGGCGG